CGCAAGGTGCTAATGTATACACTATGACTCCTGGTGATACATTGACAGACGATACGGGTGTGTCTTACACTATCGCAGCAGTAGAAGATACAGTAGATTTTGATAATACTTTCTATATCTACGATGTCAATACTATTCGTAGAAGAATTTATGGTCAGCAAGATGGTATTTACTATCTAACTTGTGTTAGAGGTAATATTAGTCCATATCCAACTGGTTCTGGTGTTGGTGGAAATTTCCAAAACTTTAAATTTTCTCAACCAATTTCAAAATTATATCCAGAATTCTATAAGAATGATCCAGAATGGTATAAGCAGATTGATAGTACATTAATTGATCCTCCAACAACTGTCTCTGCTGCTGATAACTATGTTCATGGATTAGTTACGGTTAATGATGCTAAAGGAAGCATTACTAGAGAGGCAATTAATGATTTTATCCTAGATCCAGGTTCAAAACAATATGTCTTTAGTGGTAATGTTGTAAAGGATGGTAAAGTTATTGATGTGGGAATTAAAGCTCAAGAAGGATCTGCTACTGCTGGTTCTGAAGGTAGAAAAATTCCTATCTGCGGAAACTCTCTGTTCCCAACAGAACAAAGAATGCATGTAGAACTGCGTCGCCCATCGATTGCTCGTTCTGGTAACCACACATTTGAATATCTAGGTTTCGGTCCTGGTAACTATTCAACTGGTTTCCCACTACGTCAAGAAGTTGTTCTTACTGACATTCAAGATTTTTACGCACAAGCAAAAAGAGAAAATGGCGGTATTGTATTCTATACTGGTCTAAACTCAAATGGCGACTTGTATATTGGTAATCGTAAGATTAATGCTATTACTGGTCAAGAAACATTCTTAGAATCTGCTACGCTTAACACCAGTTCTGATACAAATGATACAATCGCAAACTTTGTTACTACATTTGATGGCCCTGTTACTTTCAACGATAAAGTATCTTTCCTTGCTCCAATTTCCAGAAGTCCAATTGTATTCCAAGCTCCTATTCAACTTGATGTTCCCGCTACAGATCCAACCAGTCCAGTTCTTGCTCCATCTCCAGCATCAATTGAAGTTCTAACAAATACTAGAATTGGTGATGATGCTTATCTTACTACAAACCTCAAAACTGGCAGAGCAACAGGAACTATTACTTTAACAGGTAATAGAATTCAATCTGCTGTTTATGGAATAAGCGCAAGAGGATTACAACAATACAGTGTTAGAACTGCTGTTGAAAATTGGACTCCAAATCAACTAAATCCATATGGAACTGGTGGCAATACCCAAGCTATTGATTTAGGATCAATATTCCCATTAGGTGCTGGTGATATTATTCTTAAAGGTGAACAAGTAGGATTTAGCGGTTCTCTTGGTTGGATTTACGCTAACAATTATTCAGTTATTTCTCATACATCTCAATCTGATAAAATTAGTACCATTCAAGGATTTGGTACAGGTCAAAATAAAGCTAGAATTACTTGGTCGATAAACCCAACAACTGGAACCTCTTATACTAATGCTGATATTGGTATCACATCAAATAATTTCCAAATTAGAATATCTGGTTCATATAGTGCTACAAATTCAACTGCTTTATCATCAAAAACTCTTGGAACTTGGGCGATTATATCTACAGGATTCTCAACATCAAATAATTATGTAGATATTCAAATCAATACTTCTATTGATGTTGCTACATTTAATATTTCATATGTTAACGAACCAAATCTTGTAATTTCTTATTCAAATAATGCTTGGAAAGAAGTTGGTGTAATTGGTGCTGAAGCAATCAGAACTACTACAGATAATATTGGAGACTTTAGAGTCGGTATTAATACAGTTGGTCGCGCTGCAACTAGTGCTTATTTAACGGGATTTGTAGATCCTGCTACAACTGCTCCAAGAGCTAATCTTGATGTACATGGTACAGCATTAATTAGCGGTTATACACAACCATCTGGTTCTTCTTTTGAATCATCAACTACTAAATCTAGAACTGGTCAGATTAATGGTATTTTACTTGGTGGACACAGTTCCTCTCCTTCGAGAGTAGCAAGACTGAGAGTTGATACTTTAAACAATAGAGTGGGTGTTAACACCACAAAAGATCAAGATATTGCTCTAGTAGCAAGATCTGTTATAACATCCAACATTTCTAGCGTAGCTAGAAACGCATCTAATGTAGCAACAATTACTACCGCTTCTTCGCATGGATATGTCGCTGGTGATATTGTTTATGTAAATGTAACGACATCAGGATTTACGTCATTTAATAATTCTGGTTCTGTGGTTACTGTTCTGGCATCACCAGCACCAGGGACAAATACATTCTCATATACTAACGCAGGAACTACAGTTGCTACTACTACCGTTGCTGGTACTACAACCAAGCAAACAAACGTAGCAACCATTACAACCGCACTAGTTCATGATTATGTTGCTGGTGATACCGTAACTGTTTCTATCTCTGGAAGCACATATAATACTTTCAATGGAACTTTCACAGTTCTTGCTTCACCTGCTCCAACAACAACTTCATTTAGTTATGCAAATGTAAATCAAACTGCCATTTCCTCTACTGGATTGCCAGGTGGAACTACTGGAACAGTCACTAGACCACTAGATCAACTAGACAAAGAGTTTGTTGTAGTTGGTCAGTCGAGATTCACTGACAATGTTCTTATGATGGCAGACTTGGAGGTTGATGGTGGTGATATTACAACAACAGCAACATCTTTCAACTTACTCAATCAGTCTACTTTAAACGGAACATTAAATCTCTCAAATTATGTTACAAGCGCGAACTTATTCAATAATACAACTAATGGACAAACATTAAATATCGGTAATGCTTCTTCAAATAGTGTTATCAATATTGGTGTTACGCCAGATACAAATACAAACATTTCTCAAATAACAATTGGTGGGGGATATTTAAATAACTCTACAAATAGTTCTACAACTATTAACACTAAATTAACTAAAGTTGCTGGAAATGTAATTCTTGGTAGTAGATTAACTGGAACTGATACTCTAAGTATCTTGTCTAATGCTGGAGCAGTCAATTTCCTTGAAGGTGTATCATCTGTCAGTTTTGCTCCTACCGCCGTTTCTGTAAGTCTTGGCGGTCAAGGCGGTACAACTAGACTCAATAATGCTTTAGTTGTCGATGCTTCTATTACAGCAAATGGTAGCATTACACTTAATGGTGGATTGAGTTCCTTTAACTTTGATGGGCAGAGAGCACAATTTGGTTCTACAATTACAACACATACTGGAACACCTTCTGGATTACCATCACAAAACAACGTTGATATTCTTAGAGTTGTTGCTGGAACATTTACAAATCCAACATATTATACTAATGCGATTGATACCGCTGGTGCTGGTGATTGGGGAAGTGCTTCTTCTTATAGAGATTCTACAATTATCACTGGTGCTTCTGATGCTCCTACATCTCTACCACCTCTAACAAATTCTAAGTGGTATTATCTACCATTAAATACTGCTCCAACTTATCAAATTAATGATTATTTAATTATTAGAGATAATAATGCAGGTAAGTTCTATGAATTGGTTAGAGTTGTTTCTACCCCAAGAACAAATTATTCTCCATATTACATTGTTGTTGAAAGACAACCAACTATTGGTACAACATTAAATTCAACTTTCTTACCACTCACAAATCACGCTCAAGGTGTTTCAGTTGTTAAAGCAACACTTAACGTTCGTGCTACATGGTCAACAAATAACTTAGATGCTACTCCCCCAAATGATTCAGTATCACTTGCTGAATTTGGTGGTGGATTAAGCAATAATGATTTTATTATTATCGATAGAAACGATGCTGGTACATCTGGTGAAGTTATTAGAATTAATTCTTCCGCTGGTTCTACAGAAAGAAAACTCAGTGTTAATAATGGCGGTGGCTCGAACGTCTTTGAAGTTGGATCATCGTATGGCACAACTATCATAGGAAATTCTAGCTTCTCTACTCTCTCTGGAAGTGTAACAACATACGGAAATATAAATCTTTACACGAGAAGTGACGGTTCTACATCAAATAATAAACTCAAATCATATAATGATATTGAGATTAATGGGGTTACATTCCCAACAATGACATTTGATCCTTATTATGGAGATTTAACACTTGGAAGTCAGTACGCAAGTCTATTTGCCGTTCGTGCTACTTTAGGAAGTACAGCAGCAGCGCATACTACTACAACTCCAGTTTATGTTTATGAGCAAGATCCTCTATCGATTCAGTCTTATGGTCCTTTAACAACCACAAGATTAGCAATTGATACATCAAACACTATCGGATACACTCTACCAATTCAAGGAAACGCAAATGCATTCCAGAAGGGTGATTTGATTGCTGTTGGTTTAATTTCTAGTATTCCTTCGGCAATTACTGCTACTAACTTTGAGATTATGCGAGTTACTGGTGATCCTATCACCACTACTGGTGCTCAAGCGTTGCCAATTGGAGCCACCACCGATTATCCATCTGGTGGTCGTGCTCAAGAGGGAACAACCGCTAAATCATTTAATAACAACAACTATGTTATTAAAATCAATAAAAAATCTACTACAACAACTTTATTAAAAGCATTAAGTGCGTCTGAACCAACAGTAGAATCTCCAAACACGGTTACTAACAAAATTAGACTCACTGTTTCTAATGGTGATTTAATTAGAACAAAACTTGATTATTATGTTCTCCTTAGAATTGATAATGAATTCTTTATTCCAGATACAAAAGCTGGATCAACGGCTGGACAACCAATTATTATTGCTAAAGAATATTATGGTGGTGGTAAGATTACAACTAATGATAACTTAGTAATTAATAGTGGTAGTTTGGCAATGTTTGGTAGCGATTCGTCTACCTTAATCTTCTCGGTTGCTAACGATGATGGTCACGCTGGTGACGCCAGTTCTGAGTCTCCAGATTTAGGATTAGGTGGTGGTTTATATCTGAAAGGAACTGCTAAGATTCATGGTGATTTCCAACTATATCCAGATAGATGTATTGAAAACGGCAAACTTGCTGTTTGTGGAACAACATTTGAAATTGCTGGTATTGATGGAACCACAAGAGTTGGTGCTAAACTACAAGTTGTTGGTCAAGTAAGGGCATCTGCCGACCCAGCCCTTAAGATTTTAGACATTCAAAACCTTGGATCTGCTGGAACAAACACAACTGGTCCTAGAAACTTTACAATCTATCAAGATTGTTCAGTTGATGCGTTTGGTATTAAACAATACTTTACCGCAAATGGTGGTAGAAGATGGACATATATAAATCAATCAAACTCTGTTGGTAACGAATTACTTCCAAATGGCAATTATCTAATTAATATGCCATCATCTGGTAATGTGGTTCTATACTTACCACCAGCAGCAAATTGTCAAACAGGTGATATGGTTAGATTTATTGAATTGAGTGGTAGATTGACGTACAATACCAGTTTAATCATTAGAGCAAGTAAGAACGGAACAGACCCCGTTGCTATTCAGGGAGACATTACTGGCACTAAAGCAGATTCTGGTAGCGCAATCAGAACAACAGCATGGGATAGTGGAGAACTTGTAGTTCAAACAAGAAATGCTGCGTTTGGATTACTATTTGTTGGTTCTACTGATGCTTTAAATGATCCAAATTCAAGTTTAATTCCATCTTCCTTAAGAGGATGGTGGTTAGTGGAGCTATAATTCTATGGCAAATTACAATAATATTAAAACCATGAAACATTGCCAAATTGGCACGATCATGGCTTGGGCTGGTGATGCAGGTACTGGTTTTTTACCATCAAACGTTCCCAAAGGGTGGATAATTTGTGACGGAAAACAATATTCTGCGTCACAATATCCACTTCTTGCTTCTATGCTCGGTATTACTTATGGTGGCAATAATGATTTGCCTTTTGGTGGAGATTTTCCCGAATATAAAAATACAACTACAAATGCTAACGACACATTTAGGGTTCCTGATTTAACAGCAAAAGCAATGATGGACGTGAGAGGTGATTATCTTTCTGATGTTAGGTATTACGCTGGGCAATCTGATGCTTATTCGCAAGTTGGTAATCTATTTTCTAGAACTGGAAATGAAGTTACAATTAATCCAATTGTTTCTAAGGATACAGATCTTAAGTTTACCATCACAGGTAGTACATATATTGGTAAATTTTCGATGGTTTCTGGGTCTACAGCGAACCCAAATACTTTAAACCCAGCAGCATATCAAACTACAGCATATGTTATTCCTAGAAAATTGGGAATGAATCATATGCCACCACATACTCATAGAGCAACTGGTAATGATTATTCAAGTGCTTCAACATCTGGTGGTGCAACTAAAGTTTTCAGACCACCTAACGTTGCTACTAGCGGATCATTTACCGACCCAACGGGTGGGTCACACCAATTTACAACAATTAATATAGCAGATTCTACTTCTACACCTTGGGTTGGGGGTGCAGCATATATTACTTACTACGATCCAAATACATTAGTTACTACTGATAGATTTCGTGATTTTCCTAGCACTATGAGTGCTATTCCTGGAGCAGGATATAATTATCTAAACACAGGAACTGTAGATGCTAACCCACCAAATTTAGTTATACAACCCTCTCAAAGTGGATATACCAATACAATTAGTGGTGTACAACCAGCTACTGGTCACGCAGAACCAGCTTGGACTGGATCATTTCCAGTTCCAACTACAGTGTTTAATAAAAAAAATTATTTTGGTAATATTAATCCCAATAGTATCACTGCTACGAGTTCAACTGCCAACGCAGCAAGTGGATCAACAACAATAACTCTTGCCGCTGGTACAAATTTTACTAATATCAAATCAAAAATGTTTGTTTACACAACGCCAGGCGGTGGAACATTTGGTGGTTTGTCTGCTGGAACAATGGTGACAAACGTTGATACAGTTAATAGAGTAGTTAGTTTGAGTCAACCAACAACTGGTGCTTTATCTTCAACAACTGTTTATTTTAAACAAGGAACATGGCCCACGACTCTAAATAATGTTGTTGGTAGTGAAGACCCAGCAAGTAGTTCTTTTAGATCTCATAATCATGGAAGTATTGATATACAAATGAATATTGGAAGTTTGAGACCTCCATCTACTTTTACTGTTAATAATGTAAGCTTAGGAGACGTTGCTCCTATTGATTTTCTTCAAGCATTGAATATTACTGCTAATACAGCATGTCCAGCATTAAACATAGTTTATATAATACGGGCATATTAAGATGGCATTTTACGGAAAAGAAAGACAAAAATTTGGTGCTTTAACTGGAACTATTATTGCTTTCCCTAGAGAAATTCCAGATAATGATCCTACTTCTTTAAATGATGCTGCGTATTTGCCTTCTGGATATTTGAGATGCGATGGTTCAATTTATAATGATACTGATTATCCAGAATTAGCAGCAATAATTGGAACTGGTACAAATTGTAAATTTTTAAGAACAGACAATCTAGGCGTTCCTTTGACAACATTGAGAGATAATCAATTTGTTGTTCCAGATTTGGGATCTAAATTTCCCAAACCAACTACAGCAAACGCTGGTATTTACGATAATATTGTTTTGCGTAATTCTACAAATACAGCAAATGTTTATCGTTCTGGTATTGGAATAACTGCTTCTTCTACGGTAGGAACTTCAGTAACTGTAGATTATACGGGAAAATTTAGTGTTCCAGCGCAGACTATTACTCTACGAGGAAATCCTGGGTGGACTGTAGCTTCTTCTGTTGATTATGAAACAGTAGACTCTGCGTCAATTTCTCCACATGCTCATTTTTCTTTTACAAATAGATGTAGAATACAACCATCTAATTTAAATGTAGATGGTACTGAACCAGCATTTAGCAGAAATTATTATTTGAATGCTTCGACTATTCCAATTGCTTCATGGGGATCGGCTACTTCACTTAACAGTGTTGCTTTTAAAAACCAACCAGCATGTTGGGCGATAGCACTATCTCAGTTTAGACAAGGACAACAAAACTGTGACACTTATAGTGCCGCAGCTGGGTTGCCAACATGTTATTGGAATTATAATATTGGTAGTGCATCACAATTTACTCAGTATTGTTTGACAACACAAAGTATTACATACACTCTTGGTGATGACTTTAATTCTTTTCAAGGAACTAGATATCAAAACTATATTTGTGTTTTTGGTATTTGTAGCACAATTGCTGGTCTTTTGAATGGGGGAGCAGTAACCACAACTTCAACTGTTGCAGCAACATATACATCTGCTTCTGCTCCTACAGACTGGTTGGCAAGAAGCTTAGTTGATGTTGTTCCAATTGACAAAGATCCAGCATCAAATGCAGTACCACAATATTCTGGTGTCAATAATGTTAACACCACTACTACAGATTTATATACGACTTCAAGTACTGATTTAACAAATCATACACATACTATTACAAAATCATTTACAACTCATAATTATACTATACAAACTAGTCCTTTATTAATTTCTCCATCTGGAATAAATACCACAGTATCTATAACTCCAGATACAGCAGTCTCTCTAGACTCTGTAACTTCTCCATTTATTGTAGTAGATTATTTAATCAAAATATAAAATCATGCCAATTCAAGCATCTCCTACATATACTGCGGTTTCTCCAAATTATCTTTCCGATAAACAGCTTGATACGTTAGAGATTGGGTCTGTTATTACTACTCTACAAGCAGGTGAAGATACTTCTCAAACAAATGCCACCAATATTAATAATTCTGTAAAAAAGTGGGTTCCACCTGTTTATAGTCTTTCAACAAATTCTTGGACTGCTGGTTATTGGTCAGCAAACGGAGTAAATTATCAATTACAACCAGCAGCACAATACTCTGGATATCTATATTGTGATGGATCGGAATATAAGATTAAAGATTACCCACATTTATATTTTGTTTTAAAAAATACATATGGCGGGTCTTCGTCAATAACTCTTAGTGATGTTACTTCGGACGGTGCTATTATTCAAGCTGCTGTTTCTGGATCCCAATATCTTTTATATTTAAAAACTGATACTTCTGGAACACAAGTAATTCCTTATGATACGGCAATAGTTTTTTCAACATTAGGAACATTTAGTTTTTTAACTGCTAATGTAACATATTATTTGGCAGCACCCACCAGTGGATCTCAAACAGCAACAGTGGGAACAGAAACCACGTATGTTTATAGATTAATAGACCAATCTGGAAATAATATTCCGAGTGGAGTTGCTAAAACAAAAGCAAATATTTCTGCAAGTCAACCAACTTACAAATTAAGTAAGAATTTTACAATCAACGATTGGCCTGTTATGTTTGGAACATTTAAAGTTCCAGATTATAAAGCAAAAAAATTAGTTGGATTGGGACCAGTATATGGTTCTGGTACAGCAACGATTGGTAATCAGGTTTTAAGGGTCGGATTAAATGATGAACTTGGAAATTCTCTTCCTGGTGGTACTGGTGGAGCTTGGTACATAGATCAACAAGCGCAAAAAAATGAATTTTCTTTGGGTAGAGTTATAACCACTGGAATGGAAAATGTTGCTGATAATATTCCAGCAAATGTATTGGGGCAGGTAAGTATCACCATTAATATGGAAGATAAACCGTTAGCAGCAGCTCCAGAACATAACCATGTTCTTTTAAATTCAGCAGCAAATACTGATAATGTTGTTGATAATGATGGTTATCCGTATGATCCATATCTCGCTTCATATACTACAAACAAAGGAGCGATAGATTACTTTTTCCCCGACCAAGGCGGACTACAGTTATCTCATACTCATGGTCTTTCTACAACTAGGTATAGTGATCCTACAATTGCTACATTTGATAACAATGATAGTGCTGCTATTGGTTCTGTATATGCTGGCACATCTACTACTGGTTCAATTGCTACGTTAACGAGAACTGCTGCTGGTAGTGGTTATGGTGTCAACGGAACAGCAGTTTCTTTAACAGGTGGTAGTGGTACTGGAGCTAGTATTACGTGGACTGGCGGAACAAGTGGACAAGTTCCGTCAACGGTAACCATTGCTTCTGGTGGTACAGGATATACTGTTGGTAATACTTTAACAGTTAGTGGTGGATCTGGTGCTACATTTACTGTTTCTACAATTGTTCCTGGTGGTAGTTATTATGCTGCTGGTGCTAGTTTGGGATACTACCAAACCCAAACTAGTACTGCGCCAAATCTTGTCAAAGCTTTTACTTCATCATCTACAGTTGGTGGTATTCAAATTACAACTGCTGGAACTCCTGTTTATCAAACTCTTGCTTCATATACATTATCAGCATCAGCATCTCCACAAGTTATTTCTTATTCTGGTTATACTTTAAGTGATGTTGCCTTTACTTTAGCTGGTGGTGGTGGTTCTGGTGGGGGAACTACAGTTAATGGGAACGCTGGGCAATCTACTTCTCTTACATTGGGTACATATACAATTACTGCTGGTGGTGGAGGTGCTGGTTTAGCTCCATCAAGTCCAACTAGTGCCACGGGTGGCGCAGGAGGTGCTGGCGGAACAAGAACAACTCCTGTGGCAACTGGATTAAGTTATACAGCTCAATTTGATGGAGCAGCTGGAACTGCTGGTAATGGTGGTCAAGGATGGGCAAAAGATTATCCCAATACTACAAGAACTGGTGGCGCTGGTGGTAATAACTTAGCTATTTCAAATACTGGAACTCAAGGAACATCATTATTTTATAGTAATATAACGGGAGAATTGTCGTATAATACCTACACAAGCGGCACCACTAGTAATTTTAGTGTTCCGTTAACAAATTCGAATTACACTATGTTAAACGTGTATTATGAACTCAATGGTGGTTCTGGTGGCAATGGATATGCTGAAGCTGATTCTGGTCCAGGTAAAAAAATAAAAGTTAAATATAATGGTAACGTCAACTGGTGTATAGGTGGCGCTGGATCTAATGGTAGTCAAGGAACAAATAACCCCGCTGGTGGAACTGGTTGTAGTGTTGCTTATGGTGGTTCTGGCGGCGGTGGTATATCAGGTGGTGGTTCTGGTGGTGGTGGTGGATCTGCTACAATTTTATTTGAAGCAAATAATAATTTAATTATTGCTTCTGCTGGTGGTGGAG